GGATTTAGAAGAGGGGATGTATTTACTCCAGTTGGTCTTGTAACCTGTGGTGTTACAGGATTAGCTGTCACTACTCCGCAAGCAACATTTGAAGTTTTGGATACATTCTCAGACAACTTTGGAATGTGGAACTTTGGTAATATGGATTATATTGATGATATTGCTGAGTTACAAGATGGAGTTCAAAGAAGGTTTGATTTAAAATATAATGGAGCACTTCTAAGTTTTGAAATAGAGGAGAATGGTGATTTCCCTGATATGAATCTTTCAAATTGTCTATTCATTGTAGTTAATGGAACTATTCAAGAACCAGGTGTGGCATATAACTTTGAAGGTGGTTCGTCATTCTTATTTACAGAAGCACCTCAAGCACATGATAATGTATCAATATTCTTCTATCGTGGAACTTATGGTCAAGATAGTCAGTTAATTACTAACATTTATCCAACTGTTAAAAAAGGTGATATTCTTCAATTGGATAGGATCACTGAAAATAAAGAGAATCAAGGAGATAGAACTGTTGTAGGTATACCAACTTCAAATATAGTAGAAACACTTTTATATAAGGGTGTAGGTATTAGTAATGAACCTAAGAGTTTAAATTGGACTAAGCAAAAGAGTGATAAAATAGTAAATGGAGTTCTTGTTTCTAAGGTAAGAGAGGTTTTAGAACCTCTTATTTTCCCAACAGGAAAACTTATTGCAGATATACCTGCTTCAGTAAATCCTTCAGCAATATATCTTGATGATGCCTCAGATTTTGATTATGAAGGAACAGCTGATACTAATACATTATCAATCCAAGTTGTAGATCAGAAACCTATCGTTGCTGCTGCTATTACTGCTACAGTTGCTGGAGGTGAAGTTACAGCATTAACTATTGTTGATGGTGGTCAGGGTTACGTAGGAGCAACTACTTCCATATACATTTCAGCACCTCCAGAAGTTGGAGTCGGTATTGGAATTACTGCTACTGCTGCTGCTACAATCACAAATGGAGTTATTACAAATTATGTTCTAACTGCTCCTAGTTTAGGAGGTTTTGGTTATGATAATACAAACCCACCAAATGTATTGGCATCAACTCCACCCCCAAAGAATGATGTAATAGTTGGAATTAATTCAGTTGTTTCATATAGTGGTCCTATTACAGGGATTGACCGTGTAACAGGTAGTGGTACTGGTATCACTGATGCAATTAAGTTCACTATTTATGCACCTACTGAGGCTGAGGGTGGATATGATGATGGTGTAAAAAATCTAGTAGTAGGTATGCCAATCTATATTACAGGTACTACATTTGATCCACCAGCATCTCCTATGACTTCCTTAGGTGGTAGTTCAACAGATAAAATTGGAATTTCAACAACTTTTGATAATGTATATGAGATTTTGAGTATGACTGGTAGTACTACTGCTTCAACTAGAACAGTCACTTGTAATATACTTGGTTCTCATTCGTTCAGTCATGCAGGATCTGTTGATAGTCCAATAGGATATTTTTCTATTGGTATTATTAAGGGTGGTCCTTTAGTAAATGCGGATTCAACTTCATTTGCTGTAAATGGATTTACCAATACAGCACCTACAGGTCTTTCAACATATCCTACAGTCTTACGTAGGAATGTTGGATTGAGAACTACAGGGGCATTAAATCCAACTCTTTAATTAACTTTATAAATACCTAAAAACTAATTAATATGTCTGCCGTCGTAACAGATCAGTTTAGAATATCAAATGCGGGGAACTTCGTAGATTCTGTATTAAGTACAGATAACTCGTATTATGTTTTTCTAGGACTGAGTAATCCAACATTAAATCCTGGTTTTGGTAGAGCCTCTACATGGAATACCTCACCACCAAATCCTGTTGATAACTTTCAATATGAATGGCAGGATGGATCTACTTCACAGTTCGGAAAGAAGATCAATAGTCAAAATATTAGAAGAGTTATAAGAAAGGTTGACTGGGTGGTAAATCTTTCCTATGACATGTATAGGCACGATTATAGTCCTACATTCAATGCTCCAGTTTCAAAAACTGCACGTTTGTATGATTCAAACTATTATGTTGTTACTAGTGACTATAATGTTTATATTTGTATAGAAAATGGATCTACAGGTGCACCTGGTACGACAGATGCAAAAGGAAAGACATCCAAGTTTGAACCAACATCTACCGAGTTAGAACCATTTTCTGCAGGTAATGACGATTATGTTTGGAAATATCTTTATACAGTATCTCCAAGTGATATTGTAAAATTTGATTCTACAGAATATATTGTTGTTCCTAATGATTGGGCAACATCAACAAATTCCCAGATTCAAAATGTAAGGGAAGCAGGTGATTCAACAATAAACACCAATAAAATAAAAACTGTTTATGTTGAAAATGCAGGAGCAGGTTATCAAAATAATAAAAGTGAAACAGTTGATATATTAGGTGATGGTAGTGGAGGAAAGGTTGTAGTTAAAACTAACGCAATTGGTGTTATTACTTCAGTTACTGTAACTGCAGGAGGTACTGGATATACTTATGGTATGATAGATTTGGGACCAATCCATAAAAGTGGTGCTACACCTTTTACTACAGCTGCGAAACTTATTCCTATTATTCCACCTTCTAGAGGTCATGGTTATGACATTTATAAAGAGTTAGGTGCTGATAGGGTTTTGGTATATGCAAGATTTGATGATTCTACAAGAGATTTTCCAACAAACAGTGCTTTTGCACAGGTTGGTATTGTAAAAAATCCAAAAACATTTAGTGCTATTGGTTCAACCTTTACAGGTACCCAATATTCA